GTCAAAGACCCTGAAAATGCTTGGCATCACATGACAGAATATCAGCTTTTGGCTTGCAGATAACTTTTTGTGAAAGGGGTTTTGTAGGATGGCAACTCACATAACTGGTGTTGAGGGGCAGGTGAGTTCTGAAGCTCAGGTTGTCATGGGCATTGACCATTGGAGCGCAGACCTGTCTGCGGATTCCATCGAGACAACCGATTTTGACGATGCAGGTTGGAAGACCAGAATTGCCGGAAACCGGGAATGTGTCGGAACCTTTGAAGGGAATTGGGACACCGATGATGACATATCGGCTGACCCCCCAAATCTCAATGAAGGGCAGATTGTGACTCTCAAGCTTGAGATTCAAGATACAACTCTGCCTCTGCAATATCTGTCTTTCGATGCTCTCATCCAGAACGTGAACATCGATGTGACTCAGGCTGACAAGGTGAGATTCACGGTCAGTTTTGAGAGCACCGGCGAAGTCACAAGAGTATTCGCAACACCGTAAATTGTTTTAACCTGCTGAGAAGGGATGGTGAATGATGTCTGGTTTGTCAAAACTGGTCTCAAAGAAGGCCAAGGTTGAAGTGGATGGCAAAGAATACACTTTGTCATCCCTCAACCTTTCTGATTGGGCAGAGCTGCATGAGTTTGCAGAGAATGAATTTTTCTCAGACATGAAAAGGCGGCTTGCTGCATTGCCGCCTGAAAGCTCACAATACAAGCAACTCGCAGACAAGGTTGCAACCACCAAGAAGAATGACCTGATTAGTGAACTGATGGAATACACAACCGGGACGAAGGCATCGCTTTTCCAGTTGTGGCTTATGCTCAAGCATGAGCATCCTGAAATATCTCAGGATGAAGTTTCCAAAATGGCAATCTCATATTCTGAATTTCTTGACATCGCAGAAGAGCTTTCTGGAGTAAAGGACAGCGATTCGGCAAACCCTCAAGAGGCGGCAAGCAGCTAACTTGGGGCAGTTGTTTCGCATTGCTTGCCAGAGAATATGGATGGACAATGGAACAGATGTTGCAACTAACACCGGCTCAGTTTGATAATTTTCTGTCATTCTGCAGCCCAAGAGAAGGCGATGAAAGAAAATTGCAGTATGAAAAGCCGCCTGCATATGTCAAACAGACCCTGAAGAAATTCGTTGAAAGATACCGAAAGGCAGGCATGAAGGTTCCGGGGGCTAATTGATGGCTGAAAGACTTGGTGAAGCATATCTTGAATTGACTGTGAGGCAACAGAAGCTTCAGGCAGGGCTTCTCGAAGCTCAGAAAAGGTCAATAACCTTCACAGAGAAGGTTGGAGCTCAATTCAAATCTCTTGGCTCTTCAATGGCGGCTCAGGTTGCAAAAGGCTTTGCCGCTTTTGCTGCAGGTCAGAAAATCCTGAGTGAAATCAGGGCAGGCATTGACCGGGCGATGAAACTTGAAGATTTGACTGTTGCTTTTGAGAATCTTGCCGGTGGAACCAAGCAAGCTGCAATGATGCAAGAAGAGCTCAACAGAGCCTTCAAAGGCACCATTGAGCAATCGAAAATGCTTGAACAGGCCAATAATGCCATGCTGCTTGGGGTTGCCAAGAATTCAAAAGAAATGGCCTTTCTTGCAATGGCAGGCAGAAGGCTTGCAAAAGCAGTTGGCAAGGATGCCGCTTATGGCTTTGAAAGCCTTGTCACCGGTATTGGCAGGCAATCAAGAATGATGCTTGACAACCTTGGCATTGTTGTGAAGACTGAAGTCGCTTATGCTGCATATGCTGCAGAATTGGGGAAGACTGCTGCGGAACTCACAGATGCGGAAAAGAAACAAGCCTTCATGAATGCCACAATGGATGCGACAAGGGAAAAACTATCAAGGCTCGGAATTGACACCGAAACCTTGAATGAAAAATGGGCAAAGTTCAAGACCACTTGGGCAAATATATTCACCGCTGTTGGCTCAGGTATTGCATCGGTTGCAGAAACATTCCATGACCTTGTGAGAGATGTTAGCAGGGGCATCAGGGATGTCTTCTCGCCCGGTGCAACTGCTGCAATCAGAGCTGCACAAGAAGCAATCATTGAGCAGGAAAGCCAGCAAATCAAAAATGAACAAGAGCTTGCTGCAATTATTGCGGAAAGGGCAAAACAAGCCGCCAAAATTAAAAGGTTCAAAGAAGAAGAATATGAGTTGAGCATTAAATTGCGCGATGAAAACTACAAAACTTGGCAGGACTCCATCAAAAGAACAGAGAGCCTTGAAGTTGCAAGACTCAGGGCTTTGGGCAAAGAGCATGAAGCAACCAAGTTGCAGATTGAGCTTGACAAGAAGAGAATGCTTGAGAAGGCAGAGAGTCTTGATGAAGAGCTCAAGATTCATGAGCTCACAAGAGCCCGGATGGTTCAGCTCGATAAAAAGATGCGAGATGAAGAAGTCAGAGCCGCCGAAGAAGCCGCAAGAAAAAGAGAGCAAATTGCAGCAGAGGAAACAAGGCAGGTCTTGGAGCACAGAAGGCGAATTCAGGAAACCATCAGGCAAGAAGAAAACATGAAAAGACAGGTTCAGGCATGGGAAACCAAGAATGCCAATCTGACAATCAGATATTTGAGGCTCATTGAAAAGCATCGGGAAGCAGACATCCGGCAACTCGAAGAATGGCGCAAAAGTGAAATCGAAGCTGCAAATGGCTCTGCTGAAAGGCTCAGATTGATTGATGCAGTTTATAAGGCAGAGCTTAACCGGATTCAGAAAATCAATCAGGAAATCAGCAGACCTCAATGGATGGGCGCAGAAGAGCTTTGGAAGAGGTCTGTTGCCCTCAGTAAAGGGGCAGAGCCTGCCAGAACCGATGTTCATGTGACTGCTCAGGCTTCAACCGAAGACAAGATGATTCTGAAGGAAAACCAAGAGCAGACAAAGCAACTCAAAGAACTGAATGACAAAGCTTCTTTTGTTCCAAGATTTGTTTGAGAAGGTGAACGATGGCAAGAGTTGAAATATATACTTCAAGAACGGTCACATTCACAGAGCAGGGCATTCAGGGGCAGAGAAAATTCAAATGCGAATGGTCAGAGAGGTTTGCGGTCAAGCCTGCAATCGGTGAGCCTTTCCCTGACCTCATTGGTTTGTATTGCACACAAGTCAAAGTTGAAGGAACCGGGCAGGCGGTTGCAGGCGCAAATTACACTCATGCCTTTATAACTGCAGATTATTCATCAAGAGACACTTCCAAGCAGCAAGCAACAGGAGCTATCATTGAAGAGAGCCTTGAATTCGATGGTGAAATGCTCACAAGAGAAGGCGGCAGATGGAAAGACTGCCTGCAGGATGCTTCTAAAGAAACAATCGGCGGGCAATATTTTCCAAGGATTGTTTATACCGTCAAGAAGTCATATGCCTCAATCACTCAGATTGCAAGAGACCTGAGAGATGCAACACCAACTGTGAACAAATCAACTTTCCTTGGAGTTGAGCCGGGGCATTGGCTCATGCAAGGCGGTTCAGCAGAGACCTTTGTTGATGAACTCGGCAAGCGGAAATGGGCAGTTACAATGAGGTTTGTGTATAATCACATCGGCTGGCAAAAAGATTGGCATGGAAGATGCACCAAGGATGGAGTCAATCAGGAAAAAGGCAGATGGGAAGAAGTGCTTTACATTCCTGAGAATGGCACAGACTTTACTGAAAACAAATACCGGGACTATGATTTTAACAAGTTGGTTCCTGAAAGGCGAAGGGGATAAAAGATGGCATTATATCCTGATTATGACCGGGATGACATATTCAAGCCGATTGGCAAGAGCATCGCAAGATACAATGAGCTTGTGAGTCAGAAGGCAGACCAAGAAACCATTGTGTCAGAGCAGATTGATGAATGCAATGAGACTGAAGGCACCAGAGATATGCTGCTGAATGTGCTCGCCGAAAGAGAGTCGAACATCGCAAGGTTTGATTCTGCGATGGAAGATGCAGTTGCAACTGTTGAGTCCTATCTGCAGACCGGGGTTGCAACAATGCTTGATGTTGTGACTCAGGGAATTGGCGGCTCAGAACTGACTCAGAAGGTTCTGGATGCTCTTGAGGATGCAATGTATCTCAATACCGATTCTGTTCTTTGCAATACTATTCTGCCGCCTGAAGAGCCGGTGCCGGGAAGAGCAGATGATGCCGCAGACATTGACAATGCCGGGGTTGGCGAATTATATATTTATGCCGACAATTACCCTCAGCAGGTTCATGATGACCTGAACTTTGAAATCGAATGCATAGATGCTTCAGTTGAAGGTTCTGAAATTTGGCTGATTAGATGCGACAAAGAAGATGACATCGGAAGAATGACTTCTAATGTGACCTGCGAAGATGTGATGGAAAAGTATGGCCTGACCTTCAAGATTGTCACAAGAACTGTGATTTATGAATCAGGCGATGGGGCAAATCAGCTTTCAAACTGGTCTCTTTCCGGGGCTGTCAAGAGAAAAGGAAATGAAGACAGTTCAGGAGACCTTTCAGATGGAAACTCTGATTATTATGGCGTCTATTATGTAAAGCTTTATGACACGGCAGGCACCAGAACTGTTGAATTATACCAAGATTCAGGCTTGACAACAATGGTTGCATCCGGCTCAAGAGTTGGAGATGGAACAATCACCCTTGCGCAAGCAGGCGGCTCAGGGCTTTCAGGTTCTGTTGATGTTGCATATACGGGGGATGACCCTTCAATTTATGTCAAATACCCATTCCCTCATGAAGTTGGTGACAAGTTTTATTTTCTGAGTGAAGTGAGTGCAGCCAAAAACTTCCAGACCTTTTTTGTTGAACAGTTTGACCGGGCATTGCCTTGCGATGACCCTGAGACAGTTGATGATGATTGGGCAACTTGGACACCGTAAAATATCAGGTGCAGCTTGAAGCAATTGCCATATGTCAGTAAAGGTCAACCAATAACTGCAGAAGCATGGAATTCTCTTGTTGATGAAATACGGCGGCTGCAGAATATAAAAGGTGACAGGCAATCAGACATCACAGTTAAGCAAACCCGCAACGGCCTTCTCATTGGTAGGAACCAGAAATTCATCATGATTGATGACTTGTATCTGCTTGACTCGCCTGCCAATGAGAGCACAAGGGTTGTCAGAAGATGCGATGGCAAACTCGCAGACCTTGGAGACCAGTTCAGGATTAGAGCAATCCCCGGCGGGGAAGAGAGAGACCAAGGGGTTTCCAAAACCTTGCCGCTTTATAGAATCATGCAGTTTCTTCAGAATGCCCTTGGTGGAGAAGGCGGTTGGGTCACAACAGGCGGCAGGGGCAAAGATGAAACCGAGAAGACTCAAGAGCAGACTGTTGCAACACCAGCAGGGCTTGTTGCTCAATGGCAGAGCTTGGTTCAGCTCACAACAGATGATGTTGAAGGTCTCAATGAAGATGGTGATGGTCACACTTATGTCAACCTGAGAGACGATGCCCATGTTCACCGGTCTGCAGCTAAAGATGGCAGGATATATTTCACAGATGAAGATGCCGGGGATGAACCAACCGGATATGAAATCAAAGGTGAAATGGTTGGCGATGAAGCTCTTGCCGATTTTGACACGGCACTTGGCAGAGAATCAGTTGAATGGAGACCTCAGCTCAAGATTCCGGCTCTTGACATTCCGGGCGAAGTCTACAACCCAAGAGATGGCGCAAGCTATTCTTTCCCGCCAATTGAAAGAATCCCTTCAAGTTCAATCATGGCTTATGTATTTGGAGATGAAGGAAAAGATGAAGGCTGGTCTGCGCATTATCAGCCACTTCACAAGCTCACATCTTATGGTCTTGGGTTTCTGATAAAGTATTCAGCAACAAATTCAGGCGGCTCACCTGTCAATGCATACATGGAACTTGACTGGAAAATTGCGGATGATGGCGATGACATATCTTCTGCAGGCATGGGCTCTTCAGATTTTCTCTTGCCGGTTCCTGCAGGAAATACTGACCAAGACCTGATTCATGCAGTTGTTGGTTTTGTGCCGCCTTCATATTACATTGACAGAAGCCTTGTGATTGTTGACCTGTTTGCAAGGGATGCAGGCCATGCTTCTGACACATTATCAGGCGAATTATATATTATTGAAGTCAAGATGATTTTCATGGTTGTGCCAGAGCCGCCAGTTGTTTGAGGGGTTAAATAAATGGTTCAACGAAATTGTTGCTTCGCTCATGACATGGTAACGTTGAGACCAGTTGATGCGGCTGATTTTCAGCAAGTGGTTGAAGATGCCGAAGACATGATTGT